GGAGAAAGATATTGTTTGGTTATAAAAAAAGAATGGGCTAAAAATATTGTGGGTGAATTTAAAAAAAATAAAAAGGCGCGAGTGGGTCTTTTTTATTTTTTGCGGGGGCTTAAAAAAAATACCAACGGGGAATTTTTTCGATGGCGGATTACTTACAATTATTTCTCCTTTATCGTTTTCAAAGAAATCTATCTTCTCGTGTATCACATTAAATCCTAACTTCTGTAAATGTGTACCGCTCTGCCCGTTTCCATAAAAGGCTTCCCATATTATTTTGTCTTTTGGTATATATTCTTTGATATCATTCCACGCACTGAATGGAGTCATATAATCGTCATGTTTAGTAAATGTTTCAGTTGTGAATCCAGCCATTGTATATAGTATGCTTATATTATTATCTTATTATTTCAAATCAATTTTTTATTATAATGTTTTAGTTTATTTAATAAGGCTTTTGCTCTCCAAAGTTATACCAATTTCTATGACAACTTTCACAACACCACGAGTTAGACCATTTCTTTTCACGGGTAAGATAAGTAGTAGTATCCTTGATTATATCGGGACACCATATACATTTCTTATGGATAGGTTCTGCCTTGTATTCTTTTTGCTCCACATAGCAACCTTTACACTCATCGGTCATAACTACCTCACCGTTGATAAAGTCAGCAAATTTGTATATAGGTTCTTTATAACCGCATGTAATACATCTTTTACTATCAATCACTTCCTCCTCCTCTTCTTCGTCTGCGCACACATCACAGTAAAACACATTCATATCTTTATCCATAAATCTACCATGATCATTTTGAGTTGTATCTCCGCAACATTCGCAGTCCATATAATACTCACGAACACAATGGTCGCATACATGATAATCATATGTATTACAATAGAAGAAGCTTCCTTCTTCTCCTTCCTCCTCACAAAAGTTACACTCTTCCTTTGCTGACATTATTAATTATTACTTGCTTTTGCTTGTTTAGATGCTATTAATTCTTGTCAATAAAACAAATCAATTTTTTACAAAAGTGTAACAAAATAAACTCACTAAAAATCTATAAAAAAAAGCTACTGCTTAATTAAGTTACATATAATAATCTATCTATTCTTCCTCCTCACTTTCTTCTGCGTCTGTTGATATTGGTACACGACACATCGGGCATTTTAAAGGTTGTTTCATGTTACTAACGCATCTACCACATACTACATGATTACATTTTGATAAGTGAGTTTTTGTTGTTTCATAGCATACACAGCATTCACTAAATGTTTTACCCACCGATGCTTTTCCTAACGATGCTAAACGACTCATCGATTTAAATGGTAAAGATTTAACTGATTTTTCTGTAAAATGTCCTTCAAAGTTATTGTATCTTAAATTATCTATACTTTTAAATAATTGTTTAACTGCTTCATTAATAGTGTCTTTTGTAAAACACATTTCTTTTCTTTTATCGAAGTCTACTTGACGAATATCACTATGTAATAGATTTATAAATCGATTACAACAGAACCAACTAATATTATCGCTATATTCACAATTTCTTAAAACCATAATAAGATCCATTGAATGTTGAAACAGCTTTACTACAATGTTCTCCAATCTCACACCATCAATGCTCGCAATCGGTAATTCTAATTCTACGAAATTATTTTTTTCACTATTAACCATTAATATATACTCACCCATAAACCATTCCGTCATTTCATTAATCGACTCTGTATTCATCTTAAATTGCTTTGCTTTGATGCTATTATTTAATCCTTTTATATTAAATCAATTTTTTACAAATCTAACTTCAACTTTTATTTCAACCTAACTATTTGCTAAAAATAAAAAAGCTACTGCTTAATTAAGTTACATATAATAAATCTATCTATTACTCTTCCTCTTCCTCCATGTCCTCTGCGCATTCGTGGCAGATAAATACTTCGTGATGCCATATCTCACCATATTCATCGTGATATTCACCTTCGTCTTTGTGAAAATTATTATGGCAATTTGCGCAATCGTCGTAGTTATCTTCGTCCTCCTCTTCCTCATCATACATATAACTTTTCTTACATAGAGTGCTTCCTTTGGTTTCCAATGCTAATCTACCTTCAATTCGAACACAACCACAACTATCCAAATCAGCCAAATCTCCATTCTTTATTTTGAACTCCACGATCTTATCACAACCTCCGCAGTATACACTGGTAATCTCCACTCCATTCGCGTACACGCCCGAATGCTCAATGTAGGTAACCTTCTCTGCGCTCATTATTAATTATTGCTTGTTATTGCTTTACTTTGATGCTATAAATGTATACCTATAATTAAAATCAATTTTTTACATATTTGTAGCAAAACATATACTGACTAAAAATCTATATTATTCCACACCAAACTCCAATAAAAGCCAGATGCTAAATGGTCTTCATACGGCATTTCTTTCATGATATACATATGTCCACCGACTTCATATTCCAGTGTTAAATATTTACAAAACGAAATGGCATCTTCGTCTGTACGAAAAGTCTTGTGTAAAGTATTGTCGCCGAACTCGATGAGGTAGTGAGTCATATAATATATAAATATTTTATTTGTATATAATACTTGTTAGCATGGATTATGAATATGATTTATTTTTGAATCATATATAACCGTTGGTGGAGGCACAATCAAACTTTCTTGGTATGATTTAAAATGTTGAGTTACGAACTCTTGTTTCAGTCTGGCATTTTCTTTTAATGTTTCGATAATGTCTTTATAGTAAGCAACTTCTGTTTCTCCTAAATCGGGTCTATGTTTCAAAAATATTTCATATGTTGCTGGATTTTGTTCGTCCAAAAAACAACACATCTTTTTCAGTCCTTCCAGTGTAACCTTTGACTGTTCGCTATTCATGATGCTTTCTCTGGTAAGTTTCTTAACTTTGGTAATATCAAAATCACTCATCTATATACTACCATTAGAAAAAAATATACGGACTTTGCTTTGGAGTAGGCGCTTCTTGTTTTACTGCCTTCTTAAATTTCGCCGGTAACTCCTTCACAATCTTTTCTATCTCGACTAACGGAGTGTCATCGTCTTCAATCTCATCTAATACTGCTTGTTGTTTAATCTGTTTCTTTTTCAATGAGATAGCCTTCTTAACTAATTTTTCTTCAATTGCTTTCTTCTCTTCTAATGCTTTGGCTTCACGCTCTGCTTTTCTTTTATCAGCATTAAGCTTTGCCTTCTCCTTTGCTTTTTCAAATGCTTTCATCTGTGCTTCTGTCCGTGGCTTCTTCGCACGGGTTATGGTCTGCGGTTCGTCGTCCTCGTCGTCAGTTTTATCAGCATCAACTTTTGCTAAATCTTCTGGTTCTTCGGCTTTTGAATTTTCTAAATCCCGTAGTTCTTTAAGAAGTTGCTCCTTCCTACTTATTTTCTCCATTATATATATAGTTTAGAAAAAAAATGTGCCGACCACGCTATTTTGAACTTAAAGGAGATGAGTATGTCACTATCAGTGACCTTAATGAAGAAAAGTGTACAGTATGTGGAGGAAACTTTAAGCATACTATGAAGTATGTCATGGTAGAAGAGAGTAGCGGATTACAAGAAGTAATATTTAAAACCGCTCACAGAGGCTGTCTAAAAATCATGGCACGAATAAAAGCCAAACGACAAGACATTACTGATTTAGAATATAAAATATTTTGTAATAGTATAGTATAATGGCTTTAATAGTAGATAGAAGAATAATCAACTTATCGTCTAATCACGGAACAAAAGAAAACGGAACTTATAATAGTAGCGTATCATATTTCTTCCCGAGTCTATTGAAAAGAGAACCCGATATAGCATTCGTAGAAGTTGGCGTAATCAATTGTGAGATACCAGTCAGTTTCTATATTATCAATGATATCAATAATACATTACGCTTTCAATGGAGAAATGTTTCCACTGGCTTATACTCTGCTGATGTTGATATAACTTTGGAAAAAGGTAACTACAATGCGACCACATTAATTACTGAAATAAAAGCAAAGATGTTGTCCGCTATATCTGGCTCTACAACCGCATTTTTAATATTAAGTATTTCAAAAGCCACTGGCAAACTGATATGGGATTTAAATCCAACTGGTGGTGGTCAAAATGTAGATGGTATTCGTCTTTATAATAGTGGCTCAACATGCTTTAAGCTATTAGGTGGTGACGAAACTGCTACATACTTTGAATTCTTTAATACTGTCGACGGAACTGCTATAACCTTTCCACTTAACCTTTTAGGTATAAATAAGATTAATATTCAGTCCAATCACATATCTACTTTTAACTATGATTCTGGTAGGTCTGGATTTAGCAATATTTTAGCCTCCATTGAAGTAGATGCGCCTCCGTATGGAATTATATTGTATAAAAATACTTCGCTGACATATAATATTTTATCTGCTCCCGATTTAGACAGTTTCACAATAGATCTAAAAGATGTAGATGACAATTATATTAATTTTAACAATTTGGATTGGTCGATTACATTAGGCATGAATTTACATAGGACACCTCCATCATTTAGCGCATCTACATTTAGCGATATATTAGCCATAAAACAAGAACCTACTCCCGATATTATAACTCCGCCTCCTCCATTAGAAAAGCCCGAAGACATTCCAATAATTAAGAATGAATTTGATTTATTAAATTTACCATTAAGGTAGTCCTCCTTTTAGCCATATATTAACTTTACCAATAAAAATTAATATATTTGATAAGTATATAGTAATGTCCGCTTTACCAAGCCAAGTTTCGTACAGTCAAGGTTCTCCTTCTCTTCCTCCTAATGCCCGTGCCGTAGATGTAGTTTTACGCCCGACTAACGGCGCAACTTTTAGTGAGAATGCCACAATCGCATTCGATTTTAACAATGCGGGTTTTATTGATCCCGGTTCTATCTATCTTCGCTACAAATACGCATTCACCAATGTAGCTTCTGCTGAAATGAAAGGAACACCAGTTTATACACCTTTTGCTACTCTTCGTGCTTATGTGGGTTCTAATCAAATTGAGACAATTTCACAGTATAACCAGATCGCACACATGTTGGTCACGGCAACTCACGATGTGGGACAGAAGTACGGTTTACAAGCGGGATACGGATATTTTGCTAACAGTGGTACTCCTACTTTGGAACAGTTGGACGGCAGAGTTCTTACCGTGAACGAAACCGGAACATTCTCCGCACCTTTGCCAATGATGTTCTCTAACTGTGAGAAATACCTTCCCGCTTTTGCTATGCCTCAAATGAGAGTCGAACTCGTTGTTTCTACTTTGGCTGATATGTTCAAGCCCGTTGCTTCCGTTATTCCTACTGCTATTACGCTTTCCAATTTGGAACTTTGCTACACGCAAATCGAACTCGGTAGCGATATTGAAGCCATGGTTCGTTCCAGTGGTCTAACTCACATCAAGACTCACTCTTTCGTTAACAGTGCTTCTACTCTCGCATCTGGTACTACGGGTCAAGTTGCTCTCGTCTACAACCAGCGCCTCGCTTCCATTAAGTCCGCTTATCTATGGTTGGCACAAGCACAGTCCGCTACTACAAACGGTGAGTTCGATTCCGTTGATATTACCTCTGGTAACGGAAGTTATTCTATCACTGTGGCGGGTCGTCAGTATCCTCAAAACTCTTTGAACACTGCTATTAACAAGGCGGGTATTTTCCAAGCATTCCGTGGTGCGGTTGGTACTATTTATGATAAGGATAATAACTGCTCCATTAACTCGGTTGAGTTCAACTACAACTCTGGTGCTACTACCACTGTTTCCGCTCCCGGTAAGTTCATTCCCGGAATTGACCTCGAAGTTGTGGATAATTCTTTCATAACTTCCGGAATTAGCTCACAGAACAGCGCAATCTCGCTAAATGTCCAACTCGGCACTGCCACCAGCGTCGTCCACAATTGCCATCTCATATTGAACTATGATGCTCTTTTGGAAGTTGACTTCATGTCTGGACAAGCGTCCGTGAAGATGTAAAAATACCTTTAATAAAGGTATCGCCAAAATCTATTCATTATAGAATAAATTAATTAATCTCATTGTAATATATTATAAATGAAATTAAGCATATTAGAACATGAAAAGCCTCATTTAGGTAAAACCGAAATGCTTTGTGATATGGACTTACATAAGAAGCTAAATAAATATGAACTAACCAAGTTTCTCAATCGACATTCCGCAAACCTATTATGTGGACGGGCTGGTTCTGGAAAGACATCATTATTGTTTAGTATGTTTAAGTCACCCGACATTTTCAAGAAAGTATTTCATAATATTTTCTTATTTCAACCATTCGCCTCTGCCTCATCAGTTAAGAACAATGTATTTGATGCGATTCCCGATGATCAAAAGTTTAATGAATTAACGGAAGAAAGTTTAGGCGGTGTTATGGACATTGTAAGAAACGAAGATAAAAAATATAATAACGCAATTATATTTGATGATATGACCGCTTATTTAAAACATGGTGAAGTGGAAAAGCTTTTAAAAGAATTAATTTTTAATCGCCGACATTATAGGACATCTGTCTTCTTTTTGGTTCAGTCATATATATCTGTACCTCTACAAATCCGCAAACTATTTAGCAATCTTTTCATTTTCAAGGTTAGCAAAAAGGAACTGGAAACTATTAGAGATGAAATTTTAGAAACGATACCGAAAGATTGTGTAGGTGAACTATCCAAGTTGGTATTTGATAAGCCTCATGAATTTTTATTTATAAACGCTGACAGTCAACGGTTATTTAAGAAATTTGATGAAATTGTCATTCACGATGAAAATTAATAATATATAGACTTATTTATATAATATGCCACTTTTTGGGTCTAATCGAGGAAGCAGTCTGTTCTCATCAGTTAAATCTGGTTTAAGTTCATTATTTGGAGGAATTAACCGCGGTGCTGGTGCTGTGGGAGATGTAGCTGGTAAAGCGGGTTCTATTTTAAGTACGATATCCAATATCGCAAAAAATCCTATTGTTCAAACAATCGCTGGTGGTTTAGGACAAGGTGAGAATTTGGCGAAGTTTGCCAGTGCGACCGGTCAAGGTGCTAATTTAGCGCAACGCGTGGGTGGTATTAGTTCAAAGGTTGCTGACGCTACAAGCCCGTCTACTTATTTCGGGCAAGGTGCTATTCCCGCAACTAAAAACGCATTAGAGCGCGCGAAGAGTATTTTCGGTGATGTTAGGAACATAGGTAATGCTTTGGGTAGAAATCCCGCAACATATACGCCTCAACTAATTAGTCCCGCACCGATACCTATGGGAATGAGATAATTTAGCAATATAAGAAATTTATTATATATTAGTTATATATATAATGAACGATATAGTCGTAATATTTAATAGCCGACACGGTGCTACCACAGTATCTGGAAATCGTAATGATATTACTTATAATTTTGACTGGTCTAAACTCAAAGAATCACCTTATGAAGTCAGTATGAGTTGTAATATGGGAGCGTTGGCATGGAACGGTGACAAGATTGCCATGTTGTATACTCACTTTGGTAATACGCCTTTGGTTTATAAGACAGTAGATACAACTTCCTCCGCAAATACAGAATTTATGGGAACTTTATTTCCCTCCACTTTACAGAATACTACACCCGCATTAGCAACATTTTTAAGTGCGAAAGAAAGTGACAACCCGCATTTTCATCTTAACGGTAGACCAACAAATACTACTCCACGCATTACATTTAGAGATGCCACTGGTGCTTTTTTGACTGATAGTGCCGGTGCTGAAATTCCTCACTATACCGTGACCATTCGCCTTACAGAGGTTCATAATTATAAGGAACACAGAGATAGATACGCATAATAAAAAATTGAATTAATTTAGGAGATTTTTTTCTTTATATATTGTATAATGGATAGTCAATTCGCACAACTCAAAGCACAGCAGTCAGTCGCCTCTATCAAGTCAGCACATGTAGGAAAATGGACAATCAACTTTGGCAAATACAACGGCAAAACTTATGAAGAAGTCAAACGAGATGATGTCGACTACTTAATATACATGATGGACAAAGGTGCTTTTGACGATGAGAAGTACGCAAAGACAAATACAAAAATAAAGGAATTTATTACGGCTTAATTTATTTATTATATTTAGGATTTTTCAATACTTAAATATAATTTCTTCCTATAATGTATAATGATTGAGATTATACGAACTCTTTTTAAACCGGTATCGACTTATACATTGGGTGCTTATCGTGGGAAACATGTATTGGAAAACAAGATAGGACGCTATGTGAGTGAAGCCGAATTTATTAAAATCATGACTGATTTAGGCTACAAGATGAATAACAAGAATCAATTTAAAATGGCGGAATATAAACCAAGAGGCAAAGTTGATTTAGGATAATGGATAAAACTAATATAAAAATAAAATATGTATATATAGTAGACAATGACTTACAATGAAAAAATGAAGAGTTCCATCATGAAATGGAGAGAAGCAAATCCAGATAAATATAGAGAAGCACAAAAGCTTTATCAACAGAAGATTTATAAGGAAAACTATACAAATAAGCGTCAAGAACAAAAAAGAGTGGCCTATCAGTGGAAACGACAAACACTAATATTATTAAATATTCTTAATAATTTGTATCCATTATAATATAATATCATCGTATACTATATTATAAATGTCAAGAACATCAGCTGGAATTCAATATAACGCAAGATCCATGAATGGGATAATTAGCATAAATGCCGATGATATAACAGCAAATAACATAAATGCTGACATAATAAAAGCAAGTAACTTATTAGAAGCAGACACGCCCGAAACTATTAGTGGATTGTGGGAATTTACTACCTTACCATATAGTAGCGTTTCAGCCACAACTGGAACTCAATTTACGAATAAGACATATGTAGATGGTGCTATTACAAGCGGTTTAAGTGGATATGTAACACTTTCTACTTCCCAAACTATTACGGGTGCTAAAACAATAAACGCAAATTTGAAATTAAACAACACAAGGCAATTGATTTTTGGGACTTCTTCCCCCGCTAATATAAATTACACTTTGCCGAATCTTTATTACGATATTACTGGTGGAGGTCATTACTTTTTTATTGGAGGTTCGCCAAATACATATATCGATACTGATGGCGTGAATATTGAAAACGGCAAGTATCTTTACTTTAATGGTAAGCGATGTTCATTGATAGACAATGGAACGCAACTGGTTTATAATGTGCCGACGGGTAATTCACATTCTTTTAGAACAAACAATACGCAAAGAATGACGATAAGCGCTGACGCAAACGGGACAATACTGACTTTTCCAACTGGTATAATTATGCGAGAATATTCAAGCTTTGACTGGTTGCTTTATGAAATGCCTTTTGGTTTTACATTGAAATACAAGGCGGGAGGGAATGATATTGCCGAATTTTCAAACGGCGGTTTAATAGTATATGAAACATTAAGTATGCGTAACGGCAAAAAATTAGCGTGGGACGAAGGTTTTACTAATGTAGCATATATACGAAAAGACACGGTAAATAACTATTTGGAATATGATGTTGCTACTGGCTACCGACACAGATTTTCAGTGAATGGTGTTGAAAGTGCGTATATAGATGCGTCTGGTGTTATTATAAACTCAACAGCGGTAGGCGGTGCTGGCTTTCCCAATCAACTCCTTTATTTGAGTGCGAATAAAGCCAATTACATAGGTTCATCAACTACCGACATGCGTTATAATTGTTCAGCAAGTGGGTCACATAACTTTTATCAAAATGGAACTACTTATTTGGGATTTATAAATCAACTCGGTATGACCTTATCGCCTAATAACGCACAGCTACAAATGGGAACGACGGGCGTGGTTAGTGTAGGACACGACAGCGTAGGAACAGCACTACAATACAGAGTTCCCGCTACATGGGTTCATAATTTCCAAGTGGGAGGTGTGGGAATAGGACAGATTAGAACCGAAGGTATTTACTCATTTGCTAATAACGCACTACTACAACTGGGAGGCACGAGCCAACTACAAATTAAACACGACACGGCAACATCACAAATTCAATATAAATCAGTGGGAGCATACTCACATATGTTTTATTTGAATAACACTGATTTATTTTATGAGATGAGAGCAGACACATTCCGTATGTTGCGTGGGTGGCAGTGTAAATTGGGAGCCACTGGTGCTTATGTTAGTAATAATTTAAATACAAGTTGGAATAACCCGGTTGCGGGTTTAAGTTGTTGGATTGACACGACTCGACTGGGAACATTTACTATTAGCGACTATCGTGTAAAAGAATGTATAGTTCCAGCCCGTCCCGTATTGGAGCGTCTTTGTAAGGTAAAGATGTACGAGTACGAACATAAAGATATATCTATTTTCAAAAAATCGGGACGACATCATGGTTTCATAGCACACGAAGTTCAAGAGTTATTTCCAGAACTGGATAATATTGTAGCGGGAGAAAAGGACGCACTTACAGATGACGGGTTAATTCAACCACAGTCAATTCAACCCGAATGGACTAATCTTTATTTATCAGCCATTCAAGAACTCAACGCAAAGATAGAAGCACAACAGAAAGTAATAGAAAATCAACAAAAGCAAATAGATCAGTTAATCGTTTTATTTTCTTCCCGTATGGTATAATGGTTAAGAACTATGAAATAAGCGAGTATTCTTATCGCAAAGCAAAAGAATTAAATGTCGAATTAAGACAAGCAGAAAATAAGCATAAAAAAATAGGTGTATGGAAAAACGGTAAACATGTAGTGGATATTGGCGCAAAGAACTACAAAGATTATCCAACTTATTTAGCAATGGAGCAAAAAGGCGAAGTGCCAAAAGGTTACGCAAACGAGCGCAAAAGGCTATACAAATTACGCCACAAATACGACAGAGGTGAGGCGGGATTCTACGCTAATAAAATATTATGGTGATATATAGTATATGCCATCATTTTCGCCAGACCAAGAGTCGGTATTAGAGAATATTCGAGTCAATTGCGCCATGTTAACCGAGTATCATAGAAAGAACTTTTTAAAATTAAGCCAGTCTATTACTTATTATCGTATACCCGTTTTACTATTAAGTAGTGTAGCGTCTGTATGGAGCATTTCGGGAACATCATTTTTAGACCAACATGAAGTATCATTAATTAATTGTTTATTGGGACTCACAGCGGGATTCATCACATCAATCGAGCTATTCATGAAGTTAGACCAGCAAATAAAGTTAAGCGAAGATTTATCACATAAGTTCTACGCCATTGGAGCAGACATATTTAAGACATTGTCACTCCGTGATGAAAACAGAGAGGTCAAAGGCAATCAGTACTTAACTGAAATATTTAGCGAATATATTAAGTTGGTTGAGAAATCGAATATATTAGATACAAAGTTGAAAGACCAGTTGTTGCCGTTGCCAATCAAGTTAGAGAAGGCGTTTGAGAGTTCAATTCGGTTAGCAGAAAGTCCACATAGTAGCGATAGTGAAGGAAGTAATTTTATAGTCTAATAATTTATATTATATTTGTATATTATATAAAATGCCTCCTAAAAAAGACAAGAAGAAGAAAGCGAAGCCTATGAAAAGAACGCAACAGCAGAAAGGTAAAGGTCAGTCACAGAAGCAGACTCAAATTGTGAATATCAATTTAGGTAAATCAAAAGGAAGATCAGCGCCAAGAAGACCGCCAGTTAGTAATATACCGCAGAACATGATTCGACTTAATGAGCCATCTACTACATTAATAGCGCAACCTATGGTTCAGCCAGTACGAGAACCGTTGAAAGAAGTGGTTGGGTCGAGTCAGTTATTAGGCAGTTCAGTTCCAGTTACTGCGCCAGTTCCAGAGAGTGAGCCAGTTAAAAGAAAAGGCGGTAGACCAAAAGGAAGTAAGAATAAGCCAAAGAGCGCAGAAGAGATAGGACTCCAAGCCATGTCACAAATGAGAAAATTAAGAGAAGCAAACGAAAGACAAATTAAAACGGGCGGTGGACTAACACAACGAGAATTAGAAGAAACAATAAAGAAACCAGCAGAAAAAGAAAGACCCGCATTTATCAGTCCAGAACCTCCTATAATGGAATTACCAAAGAAATAACCAGTAGAACTAATATTATATTTAGCAATTGTATAGACATGGGAATATTAGGTTCAGCTATTGGACGAATTGGCGGAGGATTTTTAGGTAATCTATTTGGTAATAAAGATGCCGGTAGTGGCATAGGTGGAATTTTAGGAGGTTTATTGCCGTTTGAGAAAGGCGGTCAAGTTCCGGGTGGTAGAGGTAAGCCCGTACCTACATTGTTACATGGTGGAGAATATATTTTACCCGCGGGAGTGAAGCCTACCAAGGCGCAGAAGAAAATGGTTGCCGATAGAAAGAAGAAGAAGAAATAATACTCATATGTTTAGGCGTTTTTTAAAGATATGAATTATATAAAAAATTGAATTAAAGTTGAACCAAACTATTATATTATATTAAGGATAATATTGATATAAAAATAATATATTGTATATATATATAGTAGATGCCAGAAAAACGATTGACCTCTTTAAAGAACAACAAGCGAAAAGTATTAGAGAATGTAGGTGCGAATAGCATTAAAGCATTTAGGCGTGAGAATCCAGAGTTCACAAATGATACAAGTGCTTACAACTACCTTTTAGCAGAATACAATCGTGAAGTGGATAGACTGAATGAACAAGAAGAAGAAGCCAAGGAGGCGGAAAAGAAACGGATAGCAAATTATTATAAGGAGAAGCGGTCAAGCAGTGGCAATTATAATAAGAACGATTTTAAGTTACTTCCAAACAACAGTAAGATTGAAAAGATTGGTAGTGGTGGTAAAAATCCAAGACCGAGTGATTTAGAAAGATATACAAATGAAAAAGGAGTATTTGCCCGTGAGGTAAGAGTATATTATGACTGTCAGCAAAAAGCCGATGATTGGACACAAGACAATCAAACATGGAAACCGCCATTTAGAGCTTATAGAGCAGAAGTCGTGATTGCTAATAGTATAGCGAAATTAAATGAAAAGTCAAAGTATAAGTATGACAGTTTAGTTAATGGGTTGGAAAATGTATCTCCCGAACTTAATACTAACTTTCAAATGGTGTTGGGAAAAGTATACAACTCAACTCAAAAAGTGCCAATTAATAAAATCAAGATGAAGAACTCAAACGCATTTAAATTAAATAATGAACCATTGCCAAGCTTTGAAATGGGAGAAGGTCGATGTGTGTACGATGCGCTTATTCATCTATGGTCGCAACCGAATAGTAAAATGTTAAAGAAAGCAGTTGTCGAATATTTGAATAGCATATTTACAACAGAAGACAATCCTAATCCAGAAGAAGACGGTGTTGATACTGACCAGTTGGTTAATTTGGCACAAAGCGAGAATTTCAGTATTTATGCTTTTGATATTCACGATACAGTTATCGCCAAAT